GTGAGCCTGCCTGTAGGCGCTGCTGTGAACCTTGTAGACCTGCCTGTTGATTCTGCATACTAGCTTGGCGAGCCATATCTTGAGCGTTCTGATAACCTGTCTGGCGCAAGCCTGAAGCTGTACGTGCCGCTTGATCCGCATAAGCTCGGTTAGTCTCTGCCTCTGCAATGCCGTGGCGTGAACCACCAAACGCATTAGCTGCACCTGCTTGTGCACCGCCAACATTCTGCTGCATCTGTCGCGCTCGTTCAATATCGGATAGAGACTGATTAACAACCTGATTTTCATACGGGTTCGTGTATTGCTGCAGGTTTGCTTGGCTTGGTGCGCCAATAGCCATAGGACGGTAACCCATCTCTGACGCTGCGCCCATTCCTGCCTTTTGTATGCCTTGAGCTGCTGCTGTGTTGACGTTAAAACCGCCTTGCTGTGGTGCTGCCATGATCTTATTCCTTAACTTAAATTAGTAGACTATCTGCCGCTGCCGCCAGAAATACCACCATAACCTGAAGACGCTGCCTTACCGCCACCGCTATATGTACTACCGCCGCCGATATACTCACCCTCACCTCCATTGCCACCACCACTTTTAATAACAGGAGAAGGTAATGGATATGTAGTTGCGCTTAGGTTTAGGTTTTCTAAATACCTAGCGTTAGTGTCAGCTTGTGCCTCTTCAGCGAGTCTAGCCGCGTAACGATCAGCTCCTGCGTTCATCTGAGATAAAGCCTCTGCCTGAGTCATTGGAGCATCGCCTAAGCCTCTAGCGTTAAATAGAAGCCCTTGTGCGCCATCTACCGCCCTATCAACTCCACCAAAAATAGTATTGCCCAAGCTTTCAGTCCAAGGTATATCCCTTCGACCACCTTCACCAAAGCTCATATCTCGGTAATCAATTACACCATCACCAGAAATATCCTCTGTAGGGTTGCTGTAACCGTATGGGTTGTATTGGTTGTTAACGCCGTAATAAGCTCCGTCAGAAGAGTTTGCTAGGCCACCAGCTACAGCGGACATATTGCCACCCTTAGCGTAATTAGTATTCATTACTTGCTCTACAGTAGGAGCGTAATTATTCTTTGCTGGAGCGCCTGTAACTGGGTCAATAAACATATCTGCCATAGCTTGATACTGAGCAGGTCTATTAGCTTTAAGCTGGTCAACCGATTCCTGAAACATAGGCGCACTAGAGTAGCCCTGAATGCCACCAGCGAATGTCTGAGCTTCTGGAATGCCTGCAGTAGCGTCAAAGCCTTGTGGGGCCAATCCAAAGGCACTTGCTGCGCCTCCAGTAGATTGCATAGACTGCTGCTGCATAGGCGAGAAGGCTGCTACGTCTGGGCCGTAGTATGGTACATAGCCGATTTGAGACACATCACGGCCTTTGTTGATATTCTCGATAGCTGCATTTTCCAGCCATGCAGGAATCTCTGTGGTGCTTGTTGTTGAACCGCCTTTTGACATGCCTAGAACCTCTTCTCTAATAACACTAGCTGAGACTTCCAGCCGTCATTTTGTAATGCCTTAACCCAACCTTTGCGACCTGTCATAGTAAGACTTTCGCAACCTTGGTCTATGGCCCATTGTACCACTGATTCGTGCATACCCAAAATTTCATTCAGGTCTCCACCACCAAGAAAGACATGTAGAACCTTCTTCCTTGGATATGCTGTAATTTCTGTAACAAGGCATGAGTCTTTAGCAGGCCATAATTGCATACGACCTTCTGTGATCGCTTCTGCAATATCCTCGAATAAATGAGTACCACCACCATACTCTAAAGCCGCATCAATCCATCCTCTACAACGCTCTAGCTCATTCATAGTTGACGTATTCTAGCTGCTGTAAGAACAATACTTGGAGTCGATGGTGCAAACGCTGTAGCAGGAACCGCCTCAAGCTTAATAGCCAAGCTATCACTTGCCCACATAATCTCTAGGTAATCACCTGCAAAGACGTTAAAAATCTGTGTACGACTCAAAACTGTAGTTGTGTCATTCTCTTTGATCGATACTTTGATAGTAGATCCCTGAGCGTCCACGCCATTAACTCTAGGCCAAAACCATACTGTTTTTAAGCTGGCGTTGCTTGACGTTAACTGTGCTGAGAAAGATAGCATGTAGATACCCGCATCAGCGAATACAACTCTTGATGTTGGTGTGCCTAACGCAATATCCTCAGCAGAGCTTGTAGAGTCTAATGGAATTGTTGTTGCTGTGTTTATCGTAGTGATTGTAGCGTCTGTAGTTCTTGTAAAAGCACCATAGCCACCCCTTAACACAATAGGCACGTACTCACCATCCAGCGATACTACAGGCTGTGATTCTATCTGATCCCATAGCAATACACCGTCTTCTGCTGCCGATTCATCAGCAACCTTAAAGCGTAATGAGCTACGAGTCCTAGCAAGCCACAACGATGTACGCTGCGCCCACTGAGGCCAGTTATCATTCAGGAGCTTTGGTGGTACATCTAAGATGCTCAACGCTTGCCTCCTTGTTTGACTTCCAATCTGTTAATGCCAACACGCCAATCGCTAGTGCTAACGCCTTCAATCCGCATACGGATTTGTCTGCCAGTAAAACGTAGGCTAGTGGGGTTAGCCATGTTAAAAGGCCCATATGTTCTTTCCACATCGTTGGGATAGAATCGAGTTTTGAATATAGCGTCAACATCGCCCTGCGTTTTCTCATCTGGTATCATCTGGGTAACCGACATAACATTCTCGCCGTCACCGATAGAGATTGGCCCTGACTCTACGAATGGTTCAACACCATCATAATTAAAGCCTATCTCGTGTTCATAAAGTTTCTTGTCTGTGGCAGAGGCGCTTATAGGGTAGCGGTATACGCCAGAGTCAACAGCAGCAGTTCTAGCCATCAAACCAATAGACCATGTATTGTCGTTGTAGTTATACGCTACATAGCGGTCATTTTCGTTTGAGGCACCAGACGGATAGAACCACCATACCTCACCGTAAGTAGCGTTAGATACTGCTGCCACCTTACTGATCTGGCTTACGTTAATATCAGAAAACACATAATCTGATACGTCACATGGGATCTCTGTAACCTTACCGCCATTATAGCCATAGAATGATCTACGCCCCATCCATATTGCGCCAATATCTACCACTGCTTTTGCACTAGCTGAGACAATGCCACATGATGTTCCTACGCGCTCAATACCATAAACGTAAGGTGGGCCACTATAGCTAGCAACATGAGCATCTGTATCGGTTAGTATAAGCGTCTGGTTCTGAACCTTAACGCCACACTGAATGCGTCCACTTGTCTGCAGCTCTAGATCACCTGCCTCGTTAGTGGCTGCTGGAGTCCATGTAGTGTTATCTTCACGGTCTGACCATTGTACTAATCGTGGGTTACCACCAGCACCAAGAGCCATTAAAAACCGCTCTTCAGTCACTACAATAGATCTACAACTGGTAGGTGCGTTAGCAATCACTACCGCTGGAGTACCTGTAACTAGCGACCATTCGTAAATTTTACCGTCTGCGTTAGAGCAGGCCACCATGTTTTCACCCCATGAGTCTAACGCCCATGAAGTTGCTGGTGTGATCGTAGACGCTTCTATACGAGCAATACCATAGTATTCTTGACCATAGAATGAGTTACCGTAGCCAACAGGGTTTAAGGCATCTTCAGTGCCAGCCACCAATCCTGCTGGGCTAATGTCATACTGGGTTCCAGCCGAATTATAAATGTATAGCGCATTGTAAGTACCCGCACCAATCCAACGATCAGAGCCGTTATCTATCCATGCGTGTAAGCCACGAACCTTAGCGGCTGTAGCTGTGTCACTGCGAGGTCTCCACCCACCGATGGGCCGTAGGGTATTGTCATGCCAGCGTACTAGGTTGGAATCGCGCCAGCGCCCTGACGATTGCAAGTCAGTACCGTTACGGTATATGCCTGCAGGTAAATCCAATTTGATTAGCGCCATGTCTATCCCTTCAAGTAAATAGCAACCCCGAAGAGCGCTCCCATTATTAATAACAGTGTACCACCAATCTTAATGCCGATGGTGACGTTCTCTTCCAGTGCTTTGGCTCGCTGGTGTCGCCTACGCGCCTCAAGTCTTACCTGCTCCTTCTGATCCCTTGACCACTCCGCTTTAAACTGCACGAAGTTTGCGTATCCAAGTAGACCTTGTTTGTTGAGCATATACTTCAGCTCGTCTTCTTGCTTGCGTAATTGCTGCTGTGCCTGATAAGCCTCAAGTGCCGAACCTTTGCCTTTAGTAGCAACCTCTTTAGCTATATCGTTCTCAGCTTTGAAGTATTTGCTAGTGGCATCAGCTACATCAAATAGCTCCTTACCATTAGATAAGGCTTGTTTAATAACTTTGAAGGCAGCATTGGCTATTGCGAGTTCAGCTAGCATTTAGCCACCCAATGTAGCGTACTGTACGCGGTTGGCGAATAAGGCTTACTTGGAGGCTGTATACGCATGTAATCCTGCTTCCTTATTACCTGTGGCTCAGTAACCAACACCTGTCCCACTGGCGCTGTGGCAGGCGCTATGTGGGTTGGGTATAAGCTGGTTAAGTCTGACCACACTTAGGCAGCAACAGGCATCAGTGCTTTTAGCTCTTCCGCTGTACTCGCTGCTTCCATAGACACTTGCAATGCTGCATCATCTGTACGGATAACTTCACGGGCTGCTTCGGCTGCTGTAGCTTCTGCTGGGATGGTTGCTTTAATATCTAAAGGTGCAAAGGCTGCGTTGCGTGTGGCTCTACGTGAGTCGTGTGCAATTACCTTGGCTTTGGTCATGTCTACTGTAATCATTATACTGTTCCTTCTAATGCTTCAATACGAGCGATTAATATTAGTATGGTTTAGGGTACTTATCTTTAATGGATTGAATATCTGCTTTCCAACTGTCAATACCTCCATGAAAAATACTATCAAGCTGATCCTCCGTTGATGGGTATTCATGCACTCGCTTTGCTTTATAGTCAGCGTTATACCGTCCTAAAAACTCAGTAGCATTTAGAAAACCATCAAGCCTAACGAACTCACCTTCAACCTCGTCACTTGGAATCTCTTTTGACATATCAAAATCATCAGGTACTTGGTACTCGCTAAGATCTGCCTGAGAGTACAGTGCTGACTCACGCTTCTTTGAAGTGGTAACAACTCGATTTTCTTCTTTATTTACATATACAAATAACATTCATTTCTCCTAAAATGCTGACCAAGATGACCAAGTATTATTATACCGATTACGCTGGTAACGATGGTTGGTGCTGTAACCTATAGCCCATTGGGTCAGATTCCCCGAAGAGCTGTACAAAAAACAGAAGGAGTGAAAATATTGCGCCCCCGAAGGGCCATTAGTAGCAGTGCCTAGTAAAAGTGTTGCACCACTACCACTTCGAGCGTTTGTGGAGTGATTCCAATCTTGTGTTCCTAATGTAGAAGCTGCTCCAATACCACCTATTAATTGATAATCGGAATTGCCAGAACCAATTATAAGGTTGCCCCCTATACGTGTATCATTATTGTTAGGCTGAATTTCAAGTGGATACGAAACTGCTGTGCCATCTGTTCTTTGAGCAGCTATATAGCCCCAACCAGTGCCGTCAGCACCCATTACTAGGCCGTAATTATTACCAGATGTGATATTACCAAAACAAGCAGCACCAGTAGCAGCACCAGCAGCAGGGCCACCAGCCGTAGACAATCCTAATGCTACTTGGAGTCCTGCATTTGGAGAATTTGTGTTAACTCCCACGTTTCCTGTATTGTCTACACGTAGTCGCTCTACTGGGGTGGTTGTCCCTGTCTTAACGGTAAAAACACCTGCTGTACTTACCTCTGCACCAGATACATTATTCTCTGGGGTAATGTATGACGTTGCAGAGTATTTAAGATTTTTACCTGCTTCTAGGGTTATACCGTCACTACCGCTTATTACTGTAGCCATTATGCACCCACCCCATCAGTCAAAGTAGCCTCATCAACAGACCATGCGTTACGGAATGTACGATCAGAAGGTACTACATCATCAGCTACAATCTTAAACTTCAAGCCTGTAGGTACGTCTTTCAAAGCAGTCTGTGCGTCAGTTAAGGAACAGTTCGCTGCTGGTGTGATGACGGCTACACTGCCGTCTGTGTTTTGATATATGATTTTCATTTGTTTGTTCCTTTAATTAGCGAATGCAACAACAGCAACGTAAGGGGATGCGACGGCAACGGTATTTGACGTATACATTTCAACTTGACATTGTGTAGTGGATACAGGTATCACACTGGCGTTATGTTCTGCTGGATTAGATGCAGAGTTAGCAGCATTAGCCACTAAGCAATAAGATGTATTTAAAAATGCTGTAGTAAAGTTGATCTTTGTATTATTTACATCAACATCAGTTAGACTACTAACACCATAAGAGTCCAAAATAGACCCAGACACTTCACTAAAACAAACCCAAGCCTTAGCCATCCTCTGATCTAACGCTGGAATACTAGGCTCAGTCGTTGTGCTACCGTCTGCCGCTAGGAGTGTGCTTACTTTGATTGTAGACATTATGCTTGGCCTCCCATTACTTGTGAGCTAATTATACTTACATCAGTCTTAGTGCCAGCGGCTATTGTGTGATCCCCATAAATAGCTAAAAGGTAGCCTGCTGTTGTGAAACTTGTGTTTTTACACAATGAAGCATACGTGGAGGCATGTTCAATTGCAGAGGAAGCTGTAGCATAGTTAACATTAGCCATAGTTGTAGAAAAATTAATTGTGTACTGACCAACCCCGCCATCAGTAATACTGCTCACATTCTCACTGCCCCTAATAGCCACTGTACCTGTGCCATTAAAGTTCACCCAAGCCGTAGGTATTAACTTCTGACCTTTAACCGTAGGGATTCCACCAGAGGCATTCTGTATATCGTTTGCCTTAATTGTACTCATAAGATCACCCACGTTGAGCCACTAGCCACTGTAACTGTATAGCCTGAGTTGACCGTAATTGGCCCTACAGAGCTACCGTTCTCAGTGCCAGCGAATGTAATGTTTTCTGCTATGACTTTAGCGTTAGTTCGGATAACTGAATCAGTTCCTAAGCTTGGGCCACCACCACCGATATCACCCCAGCCGTCAGCGGTGTAACCTTCAAATGATGACTCTGTTGTATTGTAGCGTAAACGACCATTAGCTGTACCTGTATCACGCTCTGCTGTAGTACCTTGTGATACTTGAAACGAGCCTGTTGACGTATTAGTTACGTTACCCGATAAAGCACCACCAGCTTTAGGCAAGGCGGCATTAGCTACAATGATTGTAGCAGCTACAGCGTCAGCAGAAGCCTTCATCTGAGTGTCAACTAAGTCCATGTCGGTATTGATCTTAGTACCCCATGTGTCCTCTGAAGCACCTACTTCTGGCTTAGTTAAGCCATAGTTAGTTGTAGTTGTATCTGCCATTGCAAAATCCTGTTAATAATCTGGTTTAATTATACTACAAATTCGACCACTTGGCGCTATCACTAGGCGACGCATTCCAATCTGCTGAATCTATAGGTAAGTTATCGTAAAATGCAACATCATTTGCGGCAGCATCCCACACTGATACATCTACTGGTAAGTTATCGTAGGTTGCACTATCTGCTGGTATATCTTCATACCTATACCTACCTGTTGCCACCACTCCTGTTATTACGTTAATAGTGCATGATGCTGATAACACAGCGCCATTATTAGCCACAATGCCTGATACAGCATTAATGGAAGCCCTACCTGATAACGTAAACGAGGCTTTAGCTATAACGGAAGAAGCTGCAGTAATTTGTGCAGCACCGTTTACTAATCCTGAAGCACTTGCAGATGTGGAGCTAGAAGCCGCTATTAATGCGCCACTAATCAGTACGAGCGAAGGTAAAGCTGTTACAGCACTTGTAGCCGATACATCAGCACTACCACTAAGTAATAACTGACCATTAGCAGCCGCGTCAGATACAGCATTAACAGAGGCGCTAGCAGATAGAATTAAGCCTGCATTAGCCGTTACAGAGGACGCTGCGGTAATCTGTACTGCGTTACCACCTATTACCAAACCACTAGCAACTACAGAGCTGATAGCATCTACCGAAGCACTGGCCCCGTTAAGTAGCTGTGGGGTAGCTGATACGCTTGATTCGGATGCAACAGAAGCCACGCCAGATAATGTAAGCGATGGCGCTGCACTTATACTTGAAGCTGCAGTAATTTGTGCAGAGGTATTGACTACCCGTACCCCGATAGCTGATACATTACTTGTAGAATCTACCGAAGCAGATCCCTGAAGGACACGTAAACCGTTAGCTGTTACAGAGCTAGTAGCGCTAATTAATGCACTATTAGCAGACACTAACTGAGGATCAGCAGTTGCACCACTTACCGCATCTACCGAAGCAGAACCTTGTAGCACTGATAAACCACTAGCAGATACTGAGCTAACTGAATTAATTACTGCACTTCCACCGACCAGTAACTGAGCATCGGCACTCGTACTGGATACAGAGGCAATAGCAGCACTACTAGATAGCACTAAAGCGGCTTTAGCAACAACCGAGGATACAGCACTAACCTGTGCATTGCCTTGGCTTACCTTAGCGCCTGTGGCAGTAACTGAGCTTGCAGATGCTAATACAGCACTACCGCCAACCAATAACTTGCCACTGGCAGATACGGTGGACGCGGAGCTAATAGAAGCAATGCCTGATAGGATAAGTGAGGCGTTAGCTACCGTTCCAGATACCGCATCAACCTGTGCCTGACCTTGACGTATTAACAACCCAGAAGACGTAACTGAGCTGCTAGCGCTTACTGTAGCGGCACTACTTACTAGGAGTTGAGGATCAGCAGATACAGAGCTAGCACTACTTATCGCAGCGGAGCTTTGATGTACACGTTCAGCGGTAGATGATACTGCACTGTCTGCGTTTATCGTAGCGGAACCAATTAGTACACGCTGAGAAGAAGCAGATACAGCACTAACACCGTTTATGGCAGCAATGCCTTGAAGCACTAGCTCAGATACAGCAGACGCACCACTTACAGCACTAATCAAGGCAGAACCTTGGCGTACTAACTTAGCGGTGGATGATGTTGCACTGACTGCATTTATTGTAGCGGAGCTTTGTAATATAAGCTGACCTGCAGCAGATATACTACTAACCCCGCTTACTAGAACAGAACTGCTAGATACAATTTGACCTAACGCAGATACACCACTAACTCCACCTATTACAGCGGAGCCTTGATGTACTAACGTAGCAGCAGCAGTTAGCGAGGATACGGCAGGTACAACAGCGCCAGCGTCTACATAAGAAGCTTGTCCGTATATATTTACGCCGTAATTAGCGGCTCCGTACCCTCTAACGGGCATACTATGTTAACGTAATGTCAAACTCGCCAGCTTGGAAGCGGAAAACATCACCACTAGCTACGGTCTTACTGGCAGTTAGTGCTGTCTCAGCAAGCATATTACCAGCAGTTGCAGCGTCTAATACTGCAGTATGAGTAATAGTTCCCCAAGAGCCTGTAGCTGTTGCAAACTCTACAGCAGCAGTGTTATCAATCGCACCTGATACAGACGCATCAAAGGCCATAGCCTTGCGAGCGTAACCATTACCTGATACTTCTGTACCACCACCAGCAGCATTGGTAGCTGTAGTGTAGAGGCCAATATAGGCAGTTGCAGGTGGAGTGTATGTAGCATTACGGAACACATGGTCGAGAACTTCGTTTTCTAAAAAAGTAGTGAATGACATATTAATAAGCCTTAATATTTAAGCGAAGGCCAGAGCCAGACGCGGTTGATTTACTGCTTGCGTCATTAACACGCTCTACAGCCGATGAATAGAGAGCTGCCCACGTTTGAGCGCGAGCATCTTCCTGTAAAAATGGTGCTGAATGGAGTAATGCCCCATACAGGTAAACGTCTGGATGATGTGTTAGTAGCCAGTTAGTAGCCACACTATCAGATAATGCAGGCACTTTGGCATAGTATAACAGTATACCACTATAAGGCCCATCAGGGCTTGGCATGACCTCAAACTGGCCTGAGTTATGACCGTAGTAATTTGGGATACCTGTGGAGTCTTGAGTCTCTGCACGAACACGTTGCATCTCTGCTCGTGGTAGATAGCGTAGATCAGTAGTACCATTGTTCTCTAAGTGAAAACGGATAGTGGATAACCAATCACTAGGAATGCCAGTGAACTGACCTTCAATTGAGGTCTCTGCCCTAGTCTCCATACGCCAGTGACGTATCTCATTATTGATAGACGACTCAGCCAAAGCAATGAAGTCTGGTACGTTAGCTGTAAGGTCATCACGGTTTAACCAACTCGCAATTGACGCTTTAAGCTCTGTGTATGTTGAAATAGCCATTAAGTTACCTTTAAGTTTTGCTTATTATATCAGTTCTTCTAAAGATTTCGGATTAAATATACCAGACTTAGGTATTTGCCCGTAATCATAGAAAGCCTCAAGAAGACCTTTAAGCATTTGTGGTGTAGCAAATTCACTATCACCTGTTGTTTGGTTTACTCTAAATGGCAGTATATCAGCACGATCATAGCCAGTATCATCCGAGAAGTTACTATCAAATTCCTGCTTATTCTTTAGGTAAGCTGACTCTTCTGGTGTTAGTAATGCGTCACGGCCTTGTGATAGTGCTAGCAATCCTTGAGGCTCTTGGCCTATCTCGTTACCCATGCTTAACAATCCTGCGCCTGCTGTTGCTACTGGGTTGGATGCTAGCAGATTGCTAGAGCCTGCTTTGGCTGGATCGAATCTAGCATTAACCGATCTAACATCAGGCTTATTAAAATAGCCAACAGTCTTATATCCATCTTCTGTAAGGCTTGCAGAGTCAAACCCCATCTTTGAGGCTATAGTCTTAAACTTCTCAACTGTGTCTCCTCCAACGGCCTCAGCATTTAACAAATGATGCCTTTTCATTACAGCATTATCAATACCTGTCCTGCTTAAATGACTTTCTAGATCATCTATATCGTCATATATATCATCTTGCAGCTTAGATGGAAGCTTATCAAATCCTGACTGCCTTCCCATCTCTGCGATCAAACCTTGTGGCGTACTGTTTTTATTCATCAAGTCCATGTCAAAAGACTTTTCTGGGCGCTTTGAAACTAACTCCATCACATTAGAGCCACCTTTAACTCCGCGCATACTTGCGTAGTCATCTGCAAGTCTTACATCTTCAGATACCCAGTTAATAGGCTGGTTAAATTCAGCAATATCTTTATCAGTCCCGTGATAAACAGGAGTATCAACATCAAACCCCTGCTCCTTAGCCCTAGCCATGCGTGATGGTGTATCCATTAGCAAGCCCTTAGCCTTACCTAGAACACCAGCATCAGCATCATCACTACCAGCCATAGCAGCCAAGCCCAGTATACCTGCGCCTGCTGTTGCTGCTGGATTAGATGCTAGAATGTTAGATGAGCTTGATTTAGCTGGATCAAACTTGGCATACTTAGATCGGATGTTAGAAGGATCAAATACTATCGTATGTACAGTGTCATCTTCGACATCCATACCATTAAATATATTACCCTTATGCTTAATTGTATCAAAGCCAGAATCTTCTATAGCCTTACGATACACCTCGTTATTAATTAACTTTCCCTGATCGTTATCTGCGTACCATTCGGTAGTTCGCATAATATCATCTAACTCTAAAGCTGTTAATCCATCAGAATCCATTGCAGCTTCATTTATGTTGCTCATTAGGTCGCTAGCATCAAACCCATACTCATCCGCTTGATTACTCAAAGACAGCATGAAGTCAGCCAACTCACCTTGAGGCTCTTCGTAATTCATAGCGTCATAGTAACGCTCATCAACAAGGTCTTCTACAGCATCATCAAAATCACTTTTATCATCGTAATCATTAATGTCTAACTCATCACGGATCTCATCTGCCAAGTCATCACGATCAGGCAAGTCACGCTCATACTTCATAAACGTATCTTCTTTAGTTCCTAAGTCGTAGGTTTTATTGCTTCGTAGTTTTATAGGGTAAACTGCACCAGAGTTATCGCCAGCAAGTTCTTTTGTTGCCACTCTTCGCTTAAAGTCATCGAATACTTCTGAGTTGCCAGATGATATAGACTTTGCTTCTTTGTTTGTCATTTGTGGGAACGCATTCAACAGATCGTCAAGCTCATACCCATCAAGCTCGGAATCAATAGCGTCCATTCTTTGTTCTATTCGACTTGTTAGGTCTGGCCCTAACCCTGCATAATGTTCACTTGCATCATCAGCATTTGAGGTAAAGTAATGACCTGCACCAAAATGACCTTCTGGGTTTAAAGTTCTAGCTTTACTAAAGTCATCAATATTATGAGTTGAGCCGTGAAAAACATCATCGACAAAGCCCATTAATCCTGCTGAAGCTTTTCTGCCTGCTGTTAGTGGTGCGCTAAGTAATCCCATTAGAGAAAATAACCTCCCTTCTTAGGCTTCTTTACAGGCTTCTTCTTTGGCTTAGTGGTTTTCATGGCTATACCTCACAATAAATATAAGGCGATTATACCATGATTAAGCTAAACCTTTAATACCCCGCTTCAAGGCTCCACGATGCTTCTTCTTGCTACGTCCTAGATCACCAGCAGCGAATGCCTGAGCCATCTGTCTAAGTGCGTCAGCAGCCTCAGAGTGCCCCTCACTTTTGTCTGGTACGTGTGACCATCTCTGCTCACTATTTGACCACTTACGGCGATAGGCTTTGAGGTGATCTAAGCCCTTAGCGCATTTAACCTCATCAATGTACAGGTAAGGAAACATGTCAGACGTTTGTTGAATACCCCACAATAGATCCTGAATACGTGGAACGATACGCCAGTTAGATGATGGCATTAGTTCTTTAAGCATCTGTCTAGGTGACTTATTACTGATCTTGCCTTGGCGCTTATGGTCAGCATCATGTGGTAGATACATATCCTCGAACACTAGATCCAACGACTTAATCCACTTCACCGCATGGCTGTAACTTTCACCCCACGCTTCATAGAAGTCTATACACCTGAACTCTAGCCCTACCTTCTGAACTACCCAGATAGCACAACCATCACTAGCACCAATGTCCCAGAATGTCATGCAAGGATGAGCCTCTACTACTGGTAGCTTACCTACCCTACCATCAGCCTGAGCCTTATTAATCTCACGTAGCCAGAATGCTCCTTCAGGGAACTCTAAGAAGTCACCCTCCCATACATGCCCATAAGTATCAGGACGTAGCTCAAGGTCTTCTAATCGCTGGTTAGTAAGCACATCAGGCATCCACGGGTTATCCTGCCAGTTAATGTCTGTGATCTTGCAGGAGTCTGGAGTGTTTACGCGAAAGCGGTTGTGAGTAGCAGAGTCTTTAGATTGTGGGTTCCATATCACCCAGCACTCTGAATTCTCTTCACGTATCGATGGCAACAGCTTCATGTAAGCCTCTTCGCTCACTGTCTCTGCCTCGTCAATGAATGCCAGTATAATGCGGGCCTTTGACTTAATGCTGTCTATGTTGCGTGTTAAGCCTGCAAAGCTGTAGTTGATCCTACCGTCCTTGCTGCGAATGTAATGGTCGCCACAATCGTAATAGTCGTTAAGGAATGGCACTGCTTGTATGGCTGACTTAATCTCTGCGAATGAACTCTCACTCAAGCTGTTCATGTACTGGCGTAAGCATAGGATCTGTCCACTCTTACCAGACTTACCGAACTTGTAACCCCATACTGCAGTCATCATGGCAAAGGCTCGTGACTTAGCACCACCCCTGCCACCATACGCTGCTCTGTAACGTGCTTCGCCTTGGAATATAGGTACTAGCTTAGGAGGTAGCTCTATATCTACTGTAGACATTAAGTAACCGCTTCATAGGTCGCTGCAAATATATCAGGCTTACATGGATAGAACTCACCCTGCACACCTTTAATAATATAGTCACCAATATTTGCAACCATATCACCTTCCAGTGTGAAGATAACTAGATCATCCTTATCATTAGCAATGCCCCAGTCTGTATGCAGGAATGCTTCCATCTTAACTGCGCTTCCATCCCATATAACAGCATCAATCACTACAGGTAGCTTTCTATATCTCATTACAAGTCACCGAATTCTTTAGCCACCAACTGTATCACTGTAGGAGAGGACATAGAGCCATCACTACTGACGTTATCGACCTTATCGCTTAACCCATGCTTGGTTAGCATCAGCTTACTAATACCGCCATTAAGATCACCTTTAAGGCTTCCATCAGTCAGCTCAAGGTACTGTAATTGCATGATTCTGTCTAAGATATCCGAAAACTCTTCCTTACCCTCTTCTCCAGCCCACTTATACATGGTTGAATTAGATATCTCTAATAGATACGCAAGCCCTATGTGAGTAGCTACTGCTCTCTCATTAGTCTGTATATAGGTGCGAGCTTTTTGCAGTATCTCAGGTGTGTACTTTGTTGGTCTTGCCATGATTGGTCTCCGCTATGGGGTGGACGTTAACGTAAAGGTTATTATAGCACCATTGCTCTATATTCTTCTAGCGTCATACCAAGCTCTATAGCCTCCCTCATATCAGAAGCACCACAGCGAGCCTTATTCACAGCCTTAGCTCGTTCTAGCTCTAACCTAGCATTCTCTCTTACTATAGCCGCTGCCTCCGCTCTGGAGTAACACATCGACTGATACTCTTCTTCACTCATCCAAGTATTCCGTTCAAAAACCATAGATAGCAGATTATACCAATTGAAGATCCAATGCAATTTATAGCCATTTTGTTAAGCATTTGTCATAGCCCCATGACGCTCTTTAGCCAGCTTATACCGCCTATAGTCAGCTAGTGATTGCTCTCTACCTCCACGCTTATCGGCTTCATAGATCATCATGCAAACCTTATCAGTCTCAATGGTGGCCTGCTGCTCACGGGTAGGGCCAGTAGGTCGGCTGGAGTCTGGTGGGAATAGCTCACTAACGCTTAACCCTAATGACTCTACAATCTCCATGCCAGTAGCTCCACATGAGAAGCAATTCATTAGCACTGTACCATCTGGGCATTCCTTCACGCCCATGCTGGCAGTCCTGTCTCCATGTACAGGGCAGAGGGCTACCCACTTACTCTTGCCGTTAGCTTTAACGCCATCCAGCATCATTAGGATCGCTTCTACACTCATAGTTGCTCACCATGCTTGCGTAATCTGTATGGCCCTGTGCTTAGGTCAGAGGATATTTGATTTAGGATTAAGTCAGCGATCATCTTCTCACTATTAACAACGTCCATCAGATTGTCTAATCCTTTAACCTCGTCCTTAACCAGTTTATTAACCACCTGCTGTAACGTACACCAATACGTCTTCTTCTCAATAGTTTCGTACTTACCTGTTTTCTTGTTAACCTTACTAGATTTATGACTCTGAATTAATATCCAGTTATGTGCTTCTGCTTCAATGCGATACTCGTTTGAAATTTTCATGCTGCGTTACTCCGTTTGCTGTACCGTATTTGGGTACTTGTTATATATTTTCTAGTTTCATCACTTATGCCATCTACCATGTGAGGCTTGATAGCATTAGGCCATACTCCGTAGCGTTCACGGTACTTGTGACTAGCCCAGCCACCGTCTTTATAGCCCTTACCTCTAGAGTACAGTAATAACTCGGAATAGAACACACTTTTGTCTTCTTTAGTTGCTGTTTTGTTTCTCTGCTCTGGCGTTAGCTTGGTTAGAATCTCACTGGTAGACTCTAGCTGCTCACGTATTGGAACTTCATAGCCACACTTGCAGCGTAGCCCAACCATCTGCTGCGTACATTGTGGGCAGTCTTTAACCTTAGATTCCTTCTTTTTCTTCACCAGCTTCTTCTCATCGAATCGTTGTGTACCGTCATCCAGTACATCTGGCACAATATCCTCTGCAAAACCATGTCGAGCTACGTTACCTGCATGATCCAGATACACAGCCTTGTCCTTGCCATCTGAGGTACGCATAACCCTGCCTGCTCGCTGTACAAAGGTAATCAATGACTTGGTAGGGAAGCAATCGATAAGGCATGATACTTTAGGAGCATCGTAACCAGTGTTAAGTAACCGTGAGCATGAGAGTATTTTAAACTCACCACGATCATGCGCATCATAGATCATCTGGCGCTCTTCATCGTCCATGTATCCGTCGATATGCTCTGCCGATATACCTGCACCGTTGAATGTATCAACCAAGTGCTTTGAATGTTTAATGCTTGGAGCGAAGGCGATTGTCTGCCCGTTCTCGCCATGTTCTAGCCAGTTCTTTACTATGTCACCCACTAACCCTTTGTCGTCTTCTGTAGCGGCTGCTAGGCTGCTAGGATCATAGTCACTGCCACCAGTTCCTAATGCTTTAGTCTTAACACCTTTAAGGTTTACGTTACGTCCACCATAATAATCCACTGGGCATAGATAACCCTGATCCAGTAGTTCGCGTGGGGTGATTGGCACTATCAGATCATCGTAATACTTACCCAAGCCCTTAGAGTATGGCGTGGCACTTAGCCCGATGAATGGTACGTTATTGTACGTGTCCATAATCTTGGTTAGCGAGGCGTAATGCGTTTGGCATTCATCCACTATGGCTAGATCAAACTCAGGCAGCTTAGGTCTACGTGCTAGCGTCTGGATGCTGGCTATCTGTATTGGTGCGTTACGGTTGGTTAGCTCGTGGTTACCCTGTATAACACCGAACTCTAACCCGTGGTGGCTGAACGCTTCAAGGCTCTGCTGTACTAGCTTAATTCGATCACAGATAAATATGCCCTTCTTGCCGCGAAGTACCGCTGACTTGAGTAGGGCTGCTGCAGTAATTGTCTTACCAAATGAGCAAGGCGCTGCAAGGATTGGTCGTTTATTCCCTTTGCGTAGTGAAGCACGTAGCATCTCAATCGCTTTTTCTTGGTGTGGGCGTAGGTTCATTATTATTCTCACTTTCTTCAGACAATACTCGTCACTAGATGGTTTGGGACACCTATAGAAGTAACCCTAACCAACAGTATGCTATTTGCTTGATCCAATCACCGTAATTTGCATAAACCATTCAACGATCCTTGTTGAGCTGGTCTGCTCCCTACTATGTGTCCGCTTACTATGTTTGTACCTTGGCATTGCGCTGCTTCGGTCAGTCCCATCAATCCTGTGCGGTGATTGCTATCCTACGTTTAAAGCCCTGTAGTTGGCATGAGCGTTGTTTTTTATTGCGGCAACACCAAATAAACCCGCATTTTATTGCTAGATTCGATGCCACGGAGAAAGAAAGTTGCGCTGGTATAACGCTTTTGATAAACTAACACCTGTGTTGGCGCTGGTTCTTTTCTGACTCTCGCTGGCTCGAATGAGGCTGTAACCTCTTCACCAACACATTCTATTCTATAGACCTACCTGCTTAATTGCAAGTAGGTCTTTTTTTTACTTAGAAAAAGTAACTGTACAATACTGCACCAGTAACACCACCAGCAAAGCTTAGTAAAAGGCCATACAGAGACTTCATATTAGAGGCCACCCCATCTAGCTTCTTGGTTTGAGTATTTACGGCTAACTCGTTTCGAGCCTGATAGGTGCGCTTCTTAGCTGGTCTAATAACGTCACTATCTTTACCACTATGTTTAATCTTACTTAGCCTAACCTGTATAGCCACTTCACTTCTCTCTAATATGCCTCCAATAAAAGCATTGTCATAGCCTTTGATTTTTAAGGTACTTAGCATAGCAAGGTCTGTTTTGCTCCAAGTTTTATTTGATTTATTCATTTTTAATACTCCAGTTTATTTATAAAAAATATGTTGTCCGACTTCAAGAACAACGGTCATATCGCCTGCCCAGTATGGGTTAACGTATGTTGCGTGATAGTGAGTAGCTCCCTCACTAATGTCTGTTACGGTTCCTGCAATGATGTGTTTAGCCAGTATCACCGACTCTAACATTGCCTTACCGTCTTGTGGGTTATCTGAGATACCATCGCAGTACCAGCTAAACTGACAACGATTCCTAATGGGGTTTACCAAGTCCCATCCGTGATACTTAGCCTGCTGTACTACACCACACACTGTATCAGGGTAGCGAGGATCTGCTACACGATTCATCGTTACATAGCCTACTGCTATATTGCCTGCTAAAGTCTCTCCACGGGTCTCATGGTAGAGGTTCATTGCTAGGCACATTACCGCCGCGCTAATCATGCCTTACTCCCTTGCTTAGTTAAGACTTCGCGCAGTTTAATTACTGGGCAATTATCCGAGTGCTTCATTCCATCAAGGCAATGGGCACAGCCATAAATATCATCTACGGCAAACGCCTCACCAAAAGGCTCAAGCGCCATTACTGAGTCTGTTAATTCCTGAAGCTCTACAACGTAATTTCCGATCTTGCTCATTTGATACTCCGTGGGGCCGAAGCCCCGTTATTAGTTAGACATAAAACCTTGTGAAGCAAAAAAGCCGATGTAGCCACCACAACGATAAAGTGCGTTCCAGTTGTTAAAAAGAAACACTGGAGAAAACCTGCCAGAGCTTGGGATGTAGGTAATAACATACTCCACTGGAGAGATTATTTTATTGTCAGGTAAATTTCCAATGCTAGCTATGTGTTCCGCTGTAATCTTATCAGCAGCTTTTACTGCAGATTCGTACTTGGCGTATGTTTTAACGCCAGATTTGTTCTCAGTAAGGATGCGCTCAATACGGTCTGTCATATTGCGTTCTAACATAATTAATCACCTTTATTTATTTACTTAATTACTTAACTTGAGGTAATAGTAAACCCATTCGTTTAGAATGTAAACCCTTTTGTTTAGGAATTAATAGATAATCTATTGTTTCTTTTTGAGTTTGAGCTTTGCTTTGAAGATTTGTTTGATTCTACGGAGGTAGGTTATATCGTGTTTAACGGTATCGTTGTTATGTTCTAGGGCTTCAACCTTATCTAATCCGATACGCTCAATTAGCCTGATACGGTACTCAACGACATTACCAGACAGGTAACGATTGCACTTGTGGCACTGCTTATGGCAGTTGTGCTGGTGGAAGGATAGATGCTTGGCTGCACCTCTGGAACGATAGTGACCAGCATCCCAGTAGCCACCCAATCCATCATGGTCGCCTGAAGAATCACAACTTATACAGGGTAAGTCTCTGTCACGGTATCTAATGTATGCGTTAAAGGCTGCTTGAGCTTCTACACGCCATTCTGAGGCTGTTTTGACTGATTCCTTTAGTTTGGTAAGGGTTTGACGCTTGCGCTTGTCTGAGGCCACTCTAGCGCCCTTTTTGCCATGCTCCACTACACAATCCATAGAACAGAAAAAGCCCAGCGGAACCTTTATACCAGATTCGACTAGGCTGTATTCTTTGCATGACCTACACTTCTTTTTAGCGTTAGCCATTAGCTGCCTTGTAGGTTTCGTACTCTGCTAGCGTCTTGTCTGTGAACTCAACACCGTACTCAGAACCTTTAGCGAATAGGTACTCAATAAACTCTGATCTCACATCCTTATTAAAGCCGCTGGTTGGTGGTCTACTGGGTATCATTGCCATACCGCATAAACTAGGTATCCATGCGTTACCTTCTTTTAATGGCAAGTCCATAGCTAGACGCTCTCTAGCGAAGTCAAACACTAAAAGCTCCTTCCATGCTTTGACGTTGTACCTATTACCGTTAGGCTTAACCTGTTTGGCAAAGTCACCCATCTGGGCATGGTAACACTTCTCCTGAAGCCTTGAGCCTTTGTCACGGCCTAGCGTTACAATAACAGCCTCGCCGCTCTTCAAGCCCTTATTAGCCATGTCCCAGACTTTAAGCATTTCTGCTTTGACGTTATCTACTGTAACAGTGAACTTTAGATCAGCCATTAGACTCACCCATTGAGATAAATTCTGCCAGTGTGATGCTGAAGTAATTAGCCAGCTTACTAGCGAGTGATATCTTCATGTCCTTGCCTGTACGCCAGCGAATTACCTGCTGTGGATGTACTTCAAAGACTTTTGATAGCTCTGCACCTGTGATTTTAAACTTCGCTTGTGCTACTCTTAATGAGGCACCAGTGTCGATGTTCATGCTTAATTCCCCTTTGTATGGTATATTGATTTTAATACTCCAGAAGTACCTTGGCCCACCCTAAACAAGTGGGCCTTTTTTCGGTCTACTAAAACGGAATATCGTCATCATCATCAATAGCATTATTTGTTGGCGATGGAGTAGATCTAGGTGCTGACCTCTGAGGCTGCTGTTCTTTTAGTGTGACAGCCAAGCTAAGTGCTGGTGACTGAGGGCTAGCACCTGCCTTTCGCTTCCATCCACTCACAAAGTAGTCCTTACCATCGACTAGGATAGATCCAGTAAAGTCTGGCTGCGTATCCTTAACCTTCTTGTCGTTACCCCAGATTGCACCACGGTTGTTGTTATCGTAATCACTCATATTAATGCACCTTATCTTCAGTTAGTTCGGCAAAGTCGCCTTCCAATATTTTAATTGCATGGCTAGCTAAAGCGTCTGCCACATATACTGCTAAACTATGCTCATTGTCATCTACAATCTCATAGTCAAATATAACTCCCATAGCATCACCATCCACTACATCTTTGATAGTAATAGTTACCTCACTCATAGCTACATCCCTTTCTTGCTGCGTACAAATTCTTGCTGCTTGCCAGTTAGCTGGCTCCATAGCTTCTGCTTTTCAACTTCATCCAACTCACCTAGCGCCTCATTCATTAGCGTATGCTCATCAGTAGACTCGGCATTAATAACCAATGCCATACAATCTTGCATGAGTTTCTTGCTTACACGTTTCTGTGGAAGTTGTTCCGCAGAAGCTGGATCGTTACGATACATAGCCATCTCGCTATCATCATCTACGGCTGGAATACCAACAAGTGACTGTAGGGCATAACGGCGAGCGTAAGTTATTGCTGAACCAGCGCCCTGTGGAGTCACCTTATCCATAGGTAATAGGTACTCGCTTTGTATCCACTGCCCTGAACTGTGCATCAACATAGTAGCTACACCCACGCCTTTACCTCCCTCAGATGTTACTGGTAGCTGCACAAACGATAGGCCATGATTAGCAAATGGCTGCTTGATTACCTTAATGACACTGGTTAGGTCTGCGTAGCTACTATTAAAGAAAGTGTTATTACTATCCTTAACAGCTCCACCCATCTCTGCCTGTGCAAGACATAGTGCTGTAGCAAGGTCTGTAATTGATTCGCTTTGTTTCATTTTTAATACTCCGTTCTATTTATAAAGCCCAACCATTCTATCTCTATTGAATTAGGTTGTAAACAGTTGAGTACAAATTAAATACAAAAAGGTGTTGCAATGACATTAAAAGGCGTTGTATGATGGGTCATCGAATTAGCACTAACAAACGGAGTATTTATGAAAATAATTATTTTATACGTAGCAGAGTCGACCATCCTTGAGACAAGAGATGACCTATTCACTGAGCTAGTAGTTACTGGTAGCGTGTACATCAATAGCCACAGGGTTACAGTGTACGAGTTACTGGAAGATATGGACGTTGAAGATAAGGACTGCGTATTTGCCATGCTGCTAGTTGATAAGTCTGAGGCTAAATCTGAGGCTAATGAGCTGCTTTGGTCTAGGTTCTTAGCAGAGTACGATGATGAGGCTATTGAGAAGCACGTTATTGATGAAGGTGAGTCACTATGAGTAATAAAACAGACGAACAAAAAGAGCTAGCCATGTGGCTGGCAATGACGGACGAAGAGAAGGCTCAGTGGTACTGGGATCACCCAGAATCAATACCTGACAGTGAAGGAGGTTAATTGTGACCATATACAGCGAGATGATTACAGCAAGCGTCAATAAAGCGCTCAAGAAAAGGCTACGCAAAGAGGCTAGGGGAGCAACTAATAATGAAGCTGCAAACCTATTCAGTAATGCAGCATTTACCAAGAAACGCCGTCACGTTGAAGATATGATCTTAGCGAAAAAGTTAGGCGTAAATATTGAGGATTTATTATGAGTGCTAAAGATAGGCCAGTAAGCAAGATTTCAAACAAGAACTTTAACGATAACTTTGATCGTATATTTGCCAAAAAAGAAGTGCCAGTGGGTGAGGATACTCGGCCTAAAGATAGAGTTAAACAAGGTGTTAGCCCTAGCACTGTAATTGAAGAGTGGGACTGTACAAAAGGAGAACCCCATGAATAACGCAGATAAACCAGCAATGCCACTACATGATGATGCGTTAGCTGGCTATGAAGGGCTGACCAAACGTGAGCACTTCGCAGGGTTAGCTATGCAGGGTTTGTTAGCTGGAGGATATTGCATTGAGGCTCCTCTAATGAAGCTTAACGAGATTCCAAGTGAAGCAATCACCTTAGCAGACGCTCTGCTAAAGGAGCTAGAGAGATGAGTCTGCTATTTAAACCAACCATCGCTGCTACGTTTGAGCATATCAAGCCAGTGGTGCCAGTGGTAAAGATCAAGCCAAAAGTAATTGAGCCTACTATTATAAAGTTAGTATTAGATATAGATGGGCGTAATCAAAGTGCTTGGAGCTTGCATGATCTAAACATACTTGCTCACCTACGAGCTTTGGGCGTGACCTTTGTTGAGTGTGGCAAGCACCTTAATCGGTCTACCAATTCATGCGGCAGTGCCGTACACACGCATAACCTTTATGATGCTATAAAAGATAAAAGAAAAGAAATAATAAATGGAGCTTTAAATGGATAAGATAGAACCAACATTTAGTGCGGATGAGCTAAAATCTAGTTCAATTAACCCTAGCCACTACAAGAGTCACCCAAGCGGTATTGAGTGTATTCAAATAACGCAGGCTATGTCATTTTGCTTAGGTAATGCTGTAAAATACATCTGGCGAGCAGATCTAAAACACGATGATGGCGGTGTGGAAGATCTACTGAAGGCAGAATGGTACATTAAACGAGAAATTCAACGGAGAACTAACGAGTGACACTTAAAGAGAAGTTGGCGCGGCAACAGCGTATAGATGATATTAAGACTGAAATATCTTACTACAATGCTGCGATAAGATCCGCGCCTAAGTTTGAATTGTATTACAATGGCAAGATAATGATTCTTGAGGACGAGTTAAAGGCTATTTAGCTACGCCTTTTAGCTTCTCGACTGTACGCAAACCTGCTAACCCTAGCATTGCTATAGTCAGCTCCATCATAGCCTCTAACGGCAAATCTGGGCTTCCTCGCTCTGGTGCAATCCATTCAATAATAGGATTAAGTACAAATGCGAAGAGAAGCCCGAACCCACAAACCCACATTAGGAATGGTCTAGCTCCTGCTACAAAGGTAGATCTATGGCTTGCTTGAACCTTGTTAATCTCTGACTGAGCTAGCATAGGCGCTTGTGCAAGCTTCTGCTTTAAAAGCTCACCTGCTGCACGTTCATCATCGCTAGTGAATAGCTTATCGATTACATTACCGATAGCTACTACTGGCTCAACTACGCTAGAACCACCACCTATTAAACCTGAAAACCAGCCCATATTATCCCCCTAACTGAAAATGTGGCATGTCTTGGAAGCTAGTCCATAAGCCGCCCCACTCTAACTTGTAACCTAGTTCGTTTGCCGCCTGCATCATCGCAACAGCGACTATTGCCAAATGCTCTTTTTCCCAACTGGCTTTGCCGTCAACGTAAGCGTACAAATCCAATGCCCTGCCTGTTTGGTGGTAGCTCTTATTGGTGCGTCCATCAGCCTTTGATTTGCCTGCGGTGAACAGTGCGGCTTGATCTTTAACGGTACGCAAGCCACCAGAGTTAGGGATACCAAAATCAATAATACTAATCTGGATGGCACGATCACTTATCTCTATAAGCCTATGATCTACACCAGCTCTATTGTTTAATGAGTTACTGCCTAATTTAAACATTAAGACCTCATCATGTAGCCGATACCAGCCACCGCCGTTGCAATCAGTAGTCGGATAAACCATTCACCAGCAGCCGTCTTATGGGTGTTACTTGCCACCGCTAGGTTGATGCTATCAATCTCGTTAGAGTGTTTATTTAACCTATTATCGTGGTGATCTAAGCGACTAGCTACAGCTACATGCTTCTCTTCTATTCGGGCTAAAGCGGTAACAACTACCGCCATATCGTCAATCTTACCAGTTAACCTATCAATACTTCCTTCTATTCTATCTAGTCGTTGCTCTGACATTGTGCGTCCATGTGTTTGTTAAGGTTAACTAAGTGTTGATTATATCAGATTTAAGATAGCTGACCTATACCAACTTTGTGGCGCTGTATCTCACCATGTATTTTATCAAAAACAATTGCGCTCATAGTACGCTTTGCACCATAACCACTGTCAGAATGCCAAGCATCGCCAGCAGGTAACGCTTGGAATGTCTCACAAAGCATACCGCCCAATTCAACAGAAGTCGCATGATGTACATGCCCCATTAATAGATGTTTATGCTCACACTGGCCCCATTCCTTAGATAAAGACCTAGCCGTGTACTCAAATGCCCTCTGAGGCTTCATGCGGTCGCCGTGGTGAGTCACAAGTAAGTTGTTGCCATAGGTTATGTGCTGGAACTTATGTGAGTTGTCTAACACCTGTATACGAGGTTCATTCTCGTAGAATGACTGCAGCATCACGTTCATGCAGCGAGATGTTGTATCGTTGTGGTTACCACGAACCATCATCAAGATAACTTTGTTATGTGCAGCTAATAGCAGGTCAATTGATCTCCTATAGACTCTAACTTGAGCTGATATGGAATCACCATAGTCGCCATCCATGTCCATATGGTTTTGGCCTGAACTGGTGGTATTTTGTAGGTTATCTGAGTGTCCGAAGTCCCCTAAATCCAACATTAAACCAACCTCAGAACCGCCAGAAGCTTGTATCAGCTTCTCAATAGCACCCACTGTTACGCGCTCTGCAATCTCTAAATTCCAATCTGAATCACCATTCCTAGCTGCGCTAACCTTCATTCCTATATGTGCATCACCAATGACATAGGCCGTAAGATGCTCAGGAAGCTCTGTGAGAGGTTTTATAGGTAAAGGGGTATACTTGGGTAGATCATCAACTAAACCCTCTGCAAAGGATTGTAGTGCGTCTTCTTGCGCTTGCTTCTTTAGGTCTGCAATAACCCACTGAAGCTTTGTTGTTCCTGTCTGCGTATCATGCAATGTTGATATGCGTTTGGCTGTATGCGTTGATGGCACTGAATGAACCATGCCGTGATCTGGAGACCAACCACGCTTAGACGCTTGACGCTTGACGGCCTGTAATGACCTCTCTAGGGTACGTGGGTTAATATCTAAAGCCTTAGCAGCTTTGCTCTGGCTACCATGCTCTTGAATAGCGTCAATAACCTGACACTGGCGAGCAGTTGCAAATTCCTTCAATGATTCCAATTCCATGCCAAAACCCTTTACTGGTTAATATGAACCTTCCCATACTCGCAACTTATCAAACTCTCCGCTTAACATCTTGCGTTTAATAACATCATCCATTGCTGGATCATCCCACGCAACACCAGCCTCCTTCAACCACTCATTGATCAACGCTGAATCTATAACGCCGATTAGTCTAGACTCACCAAACTCAGCATTACCATTTTGGCGCAATGCTTCTGCGCGTTCTAGCATCGGGTTCCAATCTTGTGTTTTCACATGAATCAGCTTGTCGCCGTCCTGAACCCACTTATCTGCTATCTTAGCCATTACTTTCTCCAAGGCAAAAAAAAGAGGCCGAAGCCTCCTTTATTGTAACACATTAATGTGCTTTATCTATGCTGTAGTACAATCAGCAATAAGACCTAATGCCTTCTCGTTACGAACAACAAGAGTACATTCGCCAACAACTTGACGCTTCTCGTTGTCGCCAGTTTTGGCAAGTGCTTCGTTCTTCATTGGACGTAGAGCGGCAAGTGCAAGCTTGTCTTTCTCAATGATCCAAACATCACGAGCGCGGTTGTTACGACTAGGGATAAACGAAACGCTGCCCCAAGGAGTCATATACACGTTAAGCAAAGAAGATACTTCGCCAGTTGCGCCTGTGCTACGCTGGTTGTTATTACCTACAAAGCCAAGAGCCTTGTTCATCTGGAAGGATGATAGGTAAACAGAATCAGGCTTGCCGCCTTCTGCCCAAATGGTCTGCATAGCAAGATCAAAGTCTGCTTGAGAGAACACAGTCTGAG